CTGAGGGTTGCTTTTATAGTGACGCGCCCAATCGTCGTTCTTGTCTGGGAATAACCTACCTCGGACATAAGCTTCTGACCGGCTATTCTCGAACCACTGATCGAAGGAACGTTTATCCCCAGAAGACTTGTATTCTCTGTAGTCCATCTTTATTTGGTCAGGAGTTCTAGCCTTCTTAACGTCTTGTTTAAGACGATAGTAAATCGGGTCCACTGGTTTTCCGGTGTCTGGATTTACGCTTCCGGCTATGTGAATCAAATCTCCGGCAATACCATCTCTAGCTTCCTCCCTACTCTGGAAGGGTTTGTAAACCTCCATAGTCACTTTACCGGGATGAGGGTTTTCACTCTCCCAGCTAGGGTAGGTTTCTAGGCCGTTGTCCTCTTCGCCCTTAGGCGGAGTGGCATCGTACACCAAAGCATTTTTAGTATGGGGGGCTAACGCGGGGTAGGTAGTGGCTACGTCCTGAAGGACTCCATCGTAGCCGCTAAGAGAACTAGAAGTTTTAGGAAAACTCGTATCTACTTTAGATGCTTGAGGAGGGGCTAAGGATGCAAAAAAGTTGGGGTGCTGGTCTTGAAACGTAAGACTATCGGTTAACCCAGCCATGTTAATCCTTATTGAAGTAGGAGAGCGGGGTATTCAAGTCTATGTCTTTGTCTATAGATTTACGGAGAAAGAAGACTACGCTCATTTGTTCTTGTTCTTGGGAGAGTCCCAATACGGCTAAGAGATTCTTTAGTCGGTCTGAAGGCTGGAGGCCGGTGTTAGAGCTTCCTTTAAGCTTCAGTTCCAAATCCCACACGGCACTTCTGTACCCGCCTTGGAAGCTTTCAAACTGCCTAATACCTTTTTCGTTTACGTTGTGCTTACCCGGCTTCGAAAACGACTTCAAAAGGAGAGGGTTTCTCAGTTTGTAGGCGTCCGATTCGGGGCTTGAGTAGTCGTGCAGACTGGCTACTGCGTTGACTATGGCTTCGATCTTGTCTATTCTATTCATTATGCTTGTCCATTAGAAGGGGAATTCCAACCGGAACCCCCGAATAATCCTGAACTATATCCAGCAGGGGAAGAAGACCCCCCGAATAAATCAGGAGTAAAAGTATCACCGACTGCCGGTCCAAAACTAGAGCTATCGAGTTGCTGGGCAGAAGAACCCATAGTTCTCGATAACCCACCGGTTAACCCGCTCACCACACTACCGGCTCCGGGGAGGAAAGCGTTGAGAGCCGATCCCGCTAAGCTTCCTACCAGTCCTCCGACTTGGCCCCACGGCGAGGCCGCTTGGTTAGTCTTCTGGATGGTAGTAGCACTTCCGAAGGCGTTCTCCCCGGCGTTGTTGGCTTGGCCAGCTACCCCGGAAGGATTCTCCAAACTAGCTGCCGAGGTTAACCCAGACACGGCTTCGTTGTAATTGGCCGCGCCTTGCTTATACCCAGCCTCTTGTATGCCTAGAAGCGAGTTGCTTTCGTTCTGGGCCGCTTTCTCGGCAAGGTCGGCCTGTACCCCTAGCTGGGAGCCTGTCGGTAGGTTGGCACCCCCTCCAGACGCTGCCGCTGCTTCTCCTACGGCTGCTCGGGCGTTCTGATACTGTTGGGCATTACCGGAAGTAGCTAATGTATTTAAGGCAGTGGTTTCCGGGGTCGAGAACCCGTATTGGCTCGGACCTCCCTGAAGAGTGTTGTTAAGGCTCTTGGTCAGTCCATTGATAATGTTTTGCTGCCCAGCAAAGGAAGTGCCAAAGTCGCTTTGCAGAGTTGACATGAAGTTCTGCTGTTGACCGGCAATCTGGTTCTGTGCGCCTGTTGCTCCTTTACCCATTATTCTAAGTCCTCTAATCTCAGCCGGTATACGGGATAGTCCACTTTCTCGAAAATCCGTTCAGCTATTTTGTTTGTCTCGGGATGGTCTCCGATGAAGTAAATCTCGCCGCAGTCTTTTAAGTATCCAATTACAATTGCCTGCTTAACTAGCTCACGCATAGCTCCGGCGATCTCAATATCAGTTGCCTCGGGGTTCATAACTAAACTATCTAAAACTTGGGATGAGGCAAAAGAGAGGGTTTGGACAGGCATAAATCCTATGATCTTGTCCTTCTTAAAAGCGCAGAGAGTATATGTATTAGCGTATGTAATCACAGTAGGGTCAAAACTCGGGTGTTTGGAGTACCAATCGGTGAATAACTCGGAGTCTTCCGGCCTAGCCGGTCTAACGAATATTGTCATTTTTGTGTAACGCAATGGCCAGAAGGGTTTGGTTAATGTCTTGTCGTAACCCCTTCACTTCTTTGTTTAGGTCCTCGATACCAGATTGGATATGAGGAAGGTGGTTAGTTGCTAACAAATCTATTGTTTCCCCGGCGTCTTTAACCTTGTCGAAGAACTTCGAAATTCGCCACGACCCTTTAACAGCTAGGACTATTAAGGAAATCCAGCCTGCTACATGGATATGATCGCTTATAAAACTAAGGGCTTGTAATATATCGTTCATGGTCTCCTTAAGGCAGAATCGGTTGTAGTGTTCCTAAATCAATTGTGTCAGAGTAAACCAACGAAAATATCTGGGGGAATTGCCAAACTTCTATACCAGAACTGTTGTACGCCCGGACTGTGTAGTATGAATTTTGCGGGGATAAAACATCGTTTGTCCACAACTGGAATACCCCAGCAACGTTCCCAGTTGTGTCTAAGTAGCATCTAACTGTAACCCCTGCCGTAACTTGCGTGCCAGTAGGTCCACCGAGAGTGCTAATGTTTGAGTCGTGATTCAGCATCCAAGTAAGATACCCGGACGCTAACGCATTACCAGAAGGGTCTTGAAAATGACCACCAATAAGAGTCGCTTTGTTGTATGAGTTAGGCATGTTTAATAAAGACCCTATACTGGGGTATCGCCCCGTGCATTTCAAATTGACTTAGGTTGTCTGGGCTAACGGCCCCGATGGGTGGAACGGGACTTCTTAGAAAAACTGATCTTCCGCTTCTAGGTTGTATTGGTTCCACCGATGGGGTTTGCAGCACAGGTTTAAGATGGGTAGTATCTACGTTCGAGAATAAAGATTGTTCTATAGTTGGCATTATTCCTCAAGGAGGTAGCTTCCTACCACAGTTAGGGTGTCTAGTTCGTCTGCGGAATCTGTAGCCTCAAACTGGCCTTGAATCTGCATGTGACGACATAACACACTTTGTTTTGTTTGACTTAAATAGAATCTTTGATTGTATAGTGTCTCGCTCGGCACTAACTGAGGAGGATCGTTAGTAGAGAAGGTCAGAGGATAGAAAGGACCACCGACTTCTCCAATGCGAATTCCTAAAGAGATTGCTCTACTGTTGGGAACGCGCAGGCAATCCGTAGTGATAAACTCAGGAGCACCGACTTGGCCGGGGAAGGCCATGACAATACTACCGAGGATAAAGCTAGCGGTGTACGCGCTTCCGTTATCGACGTACGAATCGTAATTCCGGTAAAGGAGAGGACCATATACTCCGGGAGGTGGGGCTAACAGAAGTTGGATGTTTCCGGGAGTCGTCTCTATGGATTGGACTGCTCCACATCCTCCGACTATGTTTGCCTTAAGGCTCCACGTTAGCGACCCAACCTCAGGCGCGGGAGTGGGGCACATTCTGTACCATCCGGTAGACCCGTCAGCAACAAACAAGCATTGATCGCTGCTTCCGGACACATGCCAAGTTAGGTAACTACTTGCGGGGTTCATCTGTTGGATAAGGTCCGCGACAGGAAGACCGATTACGGAAAGACCAGAGTGGACGTTTAACTCCACAACCTGCTTATCCGTAGTCATGAAGTAGATAAGCGACCCATTGACCGTTAGAGCGTTATAACTTAACAGCCCTAGCTTCTGCATAAACGGCTGCGAAGTGAACGGATCATTTACTGTCCCCTCGCCGGATATGAGGTACACGTCAGAAACAGTATGGACCACTAGCCCGATATTCAACGGGACCATCCTAACAACTCTCGAAGGAAACTCAGCAAAGTTAGAAGGACTGAATCCGTTGTACCCATTACCGATGGGAGTATCCGGTCCGCTCGACCAAGAAACAGTGTTCTTCTTCGCCACAAAAATTCGTCTGTTCTGATAGGCTGGGATAATAGAGCCTTTAGAAGGAGGGGTATTTTGTAGAGCCAGAGGAGCTTGGAGGAGGATATTTAACTGGGAATCCAGATTGTTATCCGTAAACCCTTGAGTTAAGTACTGACTCACTGGGATAGTGTACTCAGTGTTTCCATTCCCAGAAGCGGGGGGAGGGATCAAGAAGTACGTTGCCCCTCCATCGTCGGTACGGAAGATAGCGACGTAATCGACTTGAGGATCAATATACTGAGGAAGCCCCCCAGATATGAATACCCCACTTGCTTCAAAGAAGTTTCCAGTTTTCGGAGTAACCAGACTAGCGTTACTTACCGTATCATCCAGAGTGTTGACCAACGCAACGGCGTAGCTCCATCCACCTTGAGTGGTAGTGAGAGTTCCAGAAGGAGTGTTCCCTATGGTACCGTTATTCATCCAGACTAAGTTCGGAAGATCGGCGGTAAGACCATACAGAGTTGTTGAGAAGGTAGGCTCCGCCGTCCCACTAACTCCTGCTTCGTAGGGTATTTCCTCATTAGAATTTTGATCTATGATGAAAGTAGATGTGGTTTGGTTTACAGCGGCATTCCAGCCGAAGGTAGAAACCGGCCCCAAGTTCCACCAAGTGTAGTTTCCTGACGCCTCAGTTACTTTCGGGTAGTTCGGGGACAAGGCTTGTAGGTCAGCTATGGAGGCTCCCCATGCTGGCCAAGTAGGAGCCGTTCCTGAACTCACGGCGATGCCCTGTGGAATGATATTGTAATTGGTCGAGCTTCCGGGAGGAGAGTAGACCATGTAGAAGCTGAAGGTAGCGGCGGGAAGGGCAGGAGAAACTGTAGGCGCAGTATACCCGCTAGTACTATGATACCACACTCCGTAGTGGATTTCAGCCGGATATACCCCAGCCGAAGGGAAACTTATTTGGACAGTATCCTGCACAATGCTGTTTCCTTGTGGTTGGTACTGAGCACTCATGATCGGATACCCCTTGATAGGGGTTCCCGTTGAGAAGTTATATGTGTTGGGGTTATTGCTGTTGTTCCAGTTCATCGGCCCACTAATGACGCTGGGCGTTAAGGTAGGTCCGCTCTGGGCATTTCCTGTGTCAATCGCTGGGCCATAGTTAGCGTGGCTAACAAGGGCGGTAAACTGACTTCCTGAAATGCTGGTAACTGTTACTGTGACCCCATTCAGCCAAGTAGCATTGACCAACCCGCCGAAGGTCAGTTCAACTCCCACGGTTAAGAGGGATGTTAGAACTTCTCCGCAAGTGACGGTGAGAGTCCCACTTTGCTGCTGTATCTTCGAGATAGGTATACTCAAGCTGCCAGACCCTATACCCCAGAACATAGCTACCTGATGACCAATCGTGAACGTGTATGTTCCTGCCGCAGGGATGACCAACGAAGGAAGCATAGCAATGCTCAAGTTTTGGGAGGCAGGGAATAGAGTAGTTAGAGAGTTGGGAACCGTTCCATCGCCCCCGATGACCGCCGTTTGTACGGAGTTCGATCCTCCTTGGGCTGACAGGAATAGGCTGTTTACGGTGCCAGAGAAACTAGCCGTAGATGTAGGCTGAGTGCCATTAGGAGACATAGGGGCATTCCCGATACCACTAGGAATTTCACCAGCCGCTCCTACATCGGAGTTCTGTTGACTGTTGCATTGCCAGCAATATACTGGGAAGTTGGACCCGGCTGTCTGGATTCCAGACGCGGACTGAAGACGGAAGACGCAAGTGACTGCGCTTACTGTTTCCTCAATAACGTGTCCTGCTGTGTATGTTTGCCCCGAAGCCCAGTTGAAAGTGGTATCTCCGTCGTTAGAAAGGCATATCCATTGGGCTGTACCGTCTGTGGTAACTTGTCCCGGAGTTGTGCTCCATGAAGGCGCAGCCCCAGCCGACACTCCTGAAGTCAGAAGCTGTTGGAGATACTTATTACCGCCGACAGTAACGATGATGAACTGCCAACGGTTGTAGTATGTGTTACTCGCCCAAGAACCTACCGCGCCATTGACAACGACATTCGGGGCAATGTTACCCCCGGCAATCCCCCAGTTATAAACTAGCCCATTATCTACAGCCGCGCCTCTGTTTATCCACAGAGCCGACCCGTCGATGGTTGTGGCCCCAATGGTTGTAGGCCAACTAATCGCATCCGAGTAGTTGGAGATAGGGTTTCCGCCTGAGTACACAGTAGGAGTTTCGAAATCTGCGGTTGTAGGATAGAAGCTGTTGTTAGCTACTAAGTTGATTACCGCCCCAACTCCTGAACCAGAAGTCGAAGTAGGAATGTTTTGTTCTGTGATATACCCAGTTCCGGGAGTGGCTAAAGTAATGCTTGCTACTCCGCCCGTCGCCCCGGTTAGAGACGCTACAGAAAATTCTGCGGTTCCTGCGGTGCTGGCTTCGACAGGATATAGGCGATCTCCAACGGCGTATCCAGTTCCGGGAGTAACTAAAACTCCGGAGGTGATGACCGATCCAGAAACGCCGGTAATGTGTATTGTGGCTCCGCTTCCGCTTCCGGAAGTTGTAGTCGGGACTGTGCCTGTGCTGTATGGCAAGAACCCGGCATTACTGACAGTAAGAGCATTGATGGTTGTGCCCGTCACTCCTGTGACAGTGTACACAGCCCCCGCGCCCGTTGCTTGAACAGGAGAAATGCTATCGCCAAGGACGTACCCAGTACCACCCGCTCCGAGAGAGAAGGTAGCAATTTGTCCGCTACTTACTGACAGGATGTTGAAGGTTGCCCCAGTACCGGCACCAGAAGTGGTAGTCGCTAATCCAGAGGCAACAGTGTATCCAGTAAAGGAAGGACCGCCGTTGTCTAAGTTAAGGGTGGCGGGAACGCCGTAGATCGAAGCCACGGTGAACGAGGCCCCTGTTGCTCTAGACTGCACAGGTAGGGCAGGGTATAGCGTGTCTCCGGGCGCGTAGCCGTTTCCACCGGCCACGATGGTGCCGCTAGCCAGAGGACCGCCTGCGTACGAGGAGGGGGCATTACAAGTGAATTGTGTTCCGTCACTGGTGATGTTTAAGGACAACCCAACTCCCAATGAGGCAGAGGTGGGGACATTCTGAGCAGCGACGTATCCAGTTCCGGGGATATGTGCGGCTACGGCTGTCACTACGCCAGTGCATAGCGCGACAGAGGTAACAGACCCGACAGAGACACTACTGACGGTAAAGTATCCGCCCGAGGCGTTGAATTGTTGAGGGAATATAAAATCCCCGATAGCATACCCAGTACCACCAACGGCGATAGTAGCCGAGACTAAACTACCACCAGACGTAGTAAGGTTTAGCTGGCATCCAGTTCCGCCTTCTAGCGTGGTTGTGTCCACTCCGGAAGCGGAGGTATACCCAACTCCTGTTGCGGCTCCCACGCTTACAACTTGTACCTGCCCACCAATGCTTCCTGAAGGAGAGTTCTGAGCTACGTTGACAAACTCGCCAGCCGTGTATCCTTGACCTCCGAAATATACAGAAGCAGTGTTTATCCCCCCGGCGATATTTTGGATCGTGAGAGTAACAGAGGAGTCGCTTAAAACAGTAGCGACGGCAGAGCTACCCGAGAAGTACAACTGAAGACCGGAAGATAAGACTTGGCCAGCGGTAGGAAGGGGATTGCCATTTACGTCGTTAGGACGGGTAGTGAAAACAAAAGTAGAATCGAGAATGTAGAAGCTAGACAACTGAACGATTGTTCCAATAAGTTGTTCAGCATTGCCGTTCGTGTCGATGATGAAAGAGTTTAGTTCGAAAGGCGTGAAGTTGTAAGGGTTGAGAGCCGCCGTAGTGTCGGGGGAATTCGCAATATCAATCAATACCTGAGAATAAGGTATTCTTTTCTGAAGAGTATTGATCCACTTCTTCTCGCTTTGACCATCGCCCCAGTAAAGAATGTTGCCCACGCTTTGCATGAACGACTGCCCAGCGTACGCAGATTTATTCCAGATCGCTATTTGCCCGTTGTTCGAGGCGTTGTACAGCGTAGTCTGGGTATCAACCATCGTCTTGATCTCTTCGGTATCGGCATTGAATAACCGATACTCATAGAAACCATTTACGTTAACCCAATTGTTAGTATTCCAAACAGAGTTACCCGGCCTACGGATAACCGTAAGTCGCTGGGATATCTCAAGATTTTGTCCACCAAGAAAAGCATCCCCTCTAGGACCGTAGAACTTTTCCTCTAACCGAGTAGACGCAGCATCGCGGATGGCTGATCTGTTAGACCATAACCCGCTACTCCATCTGGCCCCTTGGTAAAGAGGGGCCTTTCTGGTCGGACGTGGCGGCTGTGCGCCACTGATTTGAAATGGATTAGGCATTAGTACCCGTAGTAGTACCCATAGTTAAACGGACTTGCAGGACCGACTGGGTAGAAGGGTCCAAGTACAGAGTCTCCAGACATTCCTGTATCCGGGAAGAAGCTCCAAGCTTGTTCTTCTCTTTCACCAGCTAAGATGGCTTGTTGAATTTGTTCATGCCACATCTGGTTCTGCATTACTGCGCGAGGAGAGTTGGCGTGTTGAAGGCACTTGGCCACGAAACCTTCTCTGAATAAATAGGCTAAGTCGTCCGGGACAGGGGAGATTGTTTGCTGAAGCGTGCGGAACTTCGGTGCTCTACGTTGATAGGCTATCCACATCAACCACACAAACCCACCGATGGAGGGGAGAGGATTGAATCGCAGCGCGTATCCGTTCGGATTGGCCACTGTCCAAGTTAGAGTTCCGTCTGCCACGGTAATTCCCGGAGGGCTATTCGGAGGAAGCATTGGAGCGGTTGACCCAGAAGTTCCAAAGTTTGCTCCCGTATTGTTGTACGGATTGGGGAGCGGTAAAGGAATATTGGTTCCTTGGAAGCCTAAGACGTTGGGGGTCAAATTCATGATAGACGTGTCTAAGAACAGCATGTTGCCGTTCGCATCTACTATTTGCTGGATAGGGGTGGATGTTGCCCCAGAGGTCCCGTACCCGCACGAGTACTGTGTGTTAGCTGCCCAAGTTCCAAACATGCACTGGTTGTTGGGA